TACTGCTGTGAACTTAGCTGTGGGAGGTGTTACTAAGCTGGTGGCTACTTCTACAGGTGTGGGTATTGGTACTAGTTCGCCTAGCGGTAAAACACATTCAGTTGCCGCAGACGCTCAAGTAGCTGTAATGGCGGGCGGTGATGTTAGTGACCCTCTGTACCCTGCTTTTGGTTTTGAGGGTCAAATAGGGTCAAATGGCGGTCGTGGTGCAGGAATGTACCTGCCTGCTGATGGCACTCTTGCGTGGTCTACGGCAGGCTCAGAACGTATGCGCATAGACTCATCAGGCAATGTGGGTATTGGTGTAGCTGGCAAGGCCAGTTCAACAATTTTAGCAGTTGAAAATGCTTCAGGTTATGCTCCTACTTTAGTGCTTAATCAGTCTGGCATAGGTGCGGCATCTATTGCAGTCCCTGCTTCTGAAAATGCATTACAATTTAACTATTGGAACGGCAGTTTAACAGAGGCAATGCGCATAGACTCATCAGGTCGTGTGGGTATTGGTACTAGTGCGCCTAGTGCTAAACTGCATGTAAATGGGGGTTATAGCGGGGCTGTAAATTTAGAAACAGTATATAGCTATTCCCAAAATAACTATGCTATTAAAATTAATGGAAACCCAAGCACTTCTGGTGGTTATCTTGGACAATATGCTGATGTTGGCGGATTAGAAGTAGGCCATGGCGCTTCTTATCACGGTGGTAGCTCAACCCATAAAACAGACGCTTATAGCACATCTGCCGCGTTCAGCAGATATCATTCAGGAGTAATTTCATTTTTTACAAATGCTTCTCTTACTGCGGGGGCTACTTATTTTCCAACAGAACGCATGAGAATAGACTCATCAGGCTCTGTTACTGCAAACGTAGACCTACGCGCCCCTATATTCTACGACTCCAACGACACTGCTTACTATGTAGACCCCGCTAGTACGTCTAATGTTAAGGGTTTTATCTTTAACTCAGGAACCACGCTTGTTCAAGCAACGCCTAACATAGAGTCGCTGGCAAGTAACAATACAGCAGGTAACGTCCACTATCATGCTACCTTCTGTCGCAACGATGGCACTGTAAACGGAAAGATTACTACCAACTACTACGCCACAACCTATTCCACCACGTCTGACTACAGGGTTAAGGAAGATATACAGCCTATGGGTTCAGCAACCGCTGATCTTATGGCTCTTAATCCTATCAACTTCCAGTGGGTAGGAAGCGACATAAGAACCGACGGATTCTTAGCCCACGAAGTAGCTGCCATTGTTCCTGATGCGGTGGTAGGTGAGAAGGACTCGTTAGACGCAAAGGGCAACCCAGACTTGCAGGGTCTCGATCAATCTAAGATGGTGCCTCTTTTGGTAAAAACTATTCAAGAGCAACAGGCGGTAATTGAATCGCTTGAGGCTCGACTAACCGCGTTAGAAAACGCATAACATCTCAGAAGGAGATAAACATGGAATACACTTGGGCCGTTACTGGCATTAAACACAACCAAGAGCAATCAGTAGTACAGACCTACTGGACTAAGACAGGTACAGATACTGACGGCAACACTGGCACGTTCTCTGGAGCTACCCCCTTTGAGAATGCAGACCCATCAGCAGACGGATACATACCTTTCGCTGACCTAACAGAAGCTGACGTTATCGGCTGGGTTCAGGCTATTGTTGTTGACGGTTATGAAGAGCATGTAAACGGAGTTATCCAGAAGCAGATAGATAGTAACCTTGTAGTCGATGGGGGTATGCCTTGGGCACCTGTAGAAGAGCCTGTAGAAGAGTCTGTAGAAGAGCCTGTAGAAGAGCCTGCTGAGGAATAGAATCTTTTATATTATTGGTGTTACAATATTGCAGCTTTAACTATAGGAGACAAAGCTGTGATTACAATTAACGACGTGACGTACACCGAAGAACAGATTAAAGAAAAGCCACAGGCAGAGATGTTTGTAGCTCGTATCAACCAACTACGCGAACAGCTTACGCAGTTAGAAATGTCTGCCAATGAGCTGAACGTAATTATTAACGCTTATGCTGGCTCCATATCTGAGATTATGGAGGCAGAAGAAGGGTAACTATGTACCAGTACGACGAAGATCAACCGACACCAAATTTCCTGCATGATGTTGCAAAGGGCGTTATATGGGATTCTGAGCCGTTAAATATATTTGGTTTTAACAGGCTAGTCGGTACAACTTTTGAGACGCTTTGGGACGATGGCGGTAACTATGTTTACCCATCTTCTGCCCTAGTGATGAACGCATCTTCTTCGTCTGCCGCTGATACTATGGACGTTCTAATTGTCGGGCTTGACTCTAGTTACAATGAGATAAGAGAAACCGTAACTCTATCTGGCGTAACCCCTGTTTCAACTTCTGCCAGTTTTTTGCGGATAAATTCTGCGGTTATTCTTGCTGGCTCTAATGTTGGCAATATATCTATTTCAAGCGGTGGCGTTACATACGCATTCATTGGAGCAGGTATCGGCACAACCCAGTCGTCCGTATATACAGTGCCGGCAGGTCATAGCATCTATCTGTTTAGGATTGATTGTACGTCCGGCACAAACAACGGGCAAAAGTTCCTGACGATTAGAAACGTTACTTGTACCCATACCGGAAGAAAGCTAAGGGTAGCAGAAGCCACATTCTCTACTTCGATGGTTAGCTTTGATAGGCAGGTTCCGTTCAAAATTGGTGAGAAAACAGACTTTCATTTTGAGGCCAAAAGTTCGGCCTCTGAGAATGAGGTATCCATTTTTATAGAAGCTATTTTAGTTAAGGAATCGTAATGCCAACTGTTAAAGAAGTAGACGCTAAGTTATCAGGCCATGAGAAAGAATGCGCGGTCAGATACGCAAACATCGAGAAACAGCTAGATGCTGGCAATAAGAAGTTCGACAAGATCGACAACAAGTTTTGGATTTTGTATCCGCTAATTCTTACTGCGCCTGTTCTTGAAAGGCTTTTTCATTGAGTATCTTTTCTGCTCTGATTAGACCTGTTGCCGATATAGCTAAAGGCTACTTATCCAACAAGGCTGAACAAGCTAAAGCCAAGCACGAAGCGACGATGAACGTTATTCAAAACGATGCTGACTGGGAAGCTAGAATGGCTGATGCTTCAGGCAATAGCTGGAAAGATGAGTTCTGGACTATTGTTTTAGCAGTTCCTATATTTATGATCGGTTACGCCATAATAGTTGGCGATATGACAGTGGTTGATCGAGTTAAAGAGGCATTTTCTGCCCTGAACGATCTGCCAGAGTGGTATCAATATTTATTGTTTGTTGCTATCTCTGCCAGCTTTGGTATTAAAGGCGCAAGCAAACTAATGCAGATGAGGAAGTAAAATGGCCAAAAAAGAAAAGAAAGCAGAACCGCAGGAAGAGAACTTTTTCTCAGCGAAGGAACTGACCTGCAAATGCGGCTGCAACACTATTGAATTTGACCTTGGATTCTTGGCAACTCTGAACGCTATCAGAAAGGAGTGCGGGTTTAGCTTTCCTATATCCAGTGCGTACAGATGCCCCAATCACCCCATAGAAGCGCGTAAAGAGGTCAAAGGAGCGCATACGCACGCCAAGGCGGTAGATATACTGGCCAGCGGAGAAAACGCCTTAGAGATCATTAGAGTGGCCCAGAAGCATGGTATACAGAGAATAGGTATACAGCAGAAAGGATCAGGTCGCTTTATCCACCTAGATGCCTGCACAGAAGAGGACGGCTTTCCCTGCCCTGCTATTTGGACATACTAGGCTCCACGTAGAACAAGCCCTGCAAGTTGTGGGGCTTTTTTTCGTCTATTAATAAGCAAAAAGGTTTACTTTGTAATTTAGTTGTGTAATTATAATCCCACATTCAATAAAACAAGGGTTACAAAATGATCGAATTTACTAAAGAACAGTGGAGAGAAGAATCAGCCGAAGCGTCTGCAAATGGTGTTGAGCCAATGGGCTACGAGCAATGGGTCAGCTACAGAACTTTATTGTGGGAAATAGCCGAGCAGATGAGAAAATAAATTAATCGCCCCTTCGGGGGCATTTGCTGTAGGAGGCAATCATGGGAATAAACGATCTAAACGATCTGGAGCGCGGTGAGTATGACTGCGTTTTAGGTTATCAAGCCCTAGACGGGCAATCAGAGGCTTACTATGCAGGTTATGGTGAGCAGTACGCAAAAGAAATGACTGTAGGAGGTCAGCAATGAACGATGTAGATATTTATAAGCAAGAGACTATTCGAGCATTTGACGAGTTGTTAAAGAGCTGCAGTGAATATGAAAATAATGCAGCAGAAGAAGATTTGCCAAAACTTTTAACTTTTGGTTATGGCGTATACGTTGCCGCCTGTTCAGTTATGGGAGAGGAGTGCGCGAATAGGTTAGCCGACCAATATACTCTTTATGCCTCTCAATCATTTGTAGATAGTATTAGACCAAAACTGAGGATTGTGAAATGAAAGCATCAGAATCAATCAATGAGCTGGCAACAGCTCTATGCAAAGCGCAATCTCAAATGGGTGGAGCTGTTAAAGACAGTTCTAACCCTTTCTTTAAGTCAAGCTATGCTGACCTAACGTCAGTAATCAAGGCTATCAAGCAACCCTTCGCTGATAACGGATTAAGCTATACGCAATTCCCTGTAAGCAATGAGAATGGCGTTGGCGTATCTACGCGCCTGATGCACGTATCTGGGCAATGGCTAGAAATGGAATACACCTTGCCGACTGTTAAGCAAGACCCACAGGCCGCTGGCTCTGCCATAACGTACGCAAGGCGGTATGCTTTGCAGTCTATCGCAGGTATCCCAACTGCTGACGATGATGCAGAATCCGCAATGCTACGGGGTGACGATAAGAAGATTATTTCTGATGACCAGATCATCGCTATCAAGAAATTACTTGACGAGACTGGTGCCGACAGCGAGAAGTTTTGTAAGTGGTTAAAGGTCAACTCAGTTGATCAGATACTAGCTGTGCATTATGACCGCGCTGTTGCCGCGCTAGAGGCCAAGAAGTGATTATCCTAGACCATGAGCAGGGTTCACCCGAATGGCTTGCTGCAAGACTGGGCAAGCCATCCGCTAGTATGTTTGCCAAGCTGATAACCCAGACTGGGAAGCCTAGCGCATCTGCTGATGGGTACATCGACGAATTGATCGCAGAACGTATTACTGGTAAATCTGAGCCGTTTCACGTCACCGAGTGGATGGAGCGCGGTACTCAATTAGAGCCAGAAGCTAGAGAAGCCTACGAGTTTATATCTGGTAATGAGGTTATAGAGACTGGCTTTATTTTAGATACTAGCTGGCAGTTCGGCTGCTCACCTGATGGCTTGATACTAGATCAGGGTGGCTTAGAGATAAAATGCCCTGCTCCTAAAACGATGGTTAGCTATCTAAGAGACCCGCAAGCTGGTGTCAAGAAATACTGGCAGCAGATACAGGGCTGTATGTGGATAACCAAGCGTGACTGGTGGGATTTCTTTGCCTACCACCCAGAAATGCAGCACGTTTTAGTGCGCGTAGAGCGCGATGACGAATACATCGCAAAACTAGCCGCTGAGGTCGATAAGGCCGTAGCGGAAATACTAAACCAAGTGGAGAAGTTGAAATGAGTGATTATGAACAGAAAGACAATAGCGGTGCTATTTTTAAAAATGACAAAAAGGAATCAGAGAATCACCCTGACTATAAGGGGCAAGCCAGAGTTGATGGCGTTGATTACTGGGTAAGCGTTTGGATTAACACCTCTGCAAAAGGCAATAAGTATATGTCTACCAGTTTTACGCCTAAGGAACAGGCTCAATCTAATGGGATTCAGCAAGCAAAACAGGCGATGAGCATAGAGGAACTAGACGAAGATATCCCTTTTTAGGCTTAAAAAACCCCCCCTTTCGGGGGGGAAACCATAGGAGGTTGCGAGTCGGGGGAACCCGCTAAAACAATATATCACAAGGTAAATTAAATATGAAATTGATTCACGCGGGAAAGAGACTACAAGAGCTGCAATCTGATCTGGGAATCAGCAGCGCAGAGCTAAGCAGAAAGACAGGAATATCACCCCAGCAGATGCTTAGGTATAGAACACAAAAGAACATGAAGCTACACACTATGCAGATACTTTGTGAGGCTTTAGGTATAGAACCGGCTATCTTTATAGCAAAATGATATAAGCAAAAGCCGTTAGGCTGTTTTATATATTTTTTAGATAGGCAATAATGTAACAAGTATTCGGGCTAGAGGCTGACGGACTCTTTAGATTAAACGTCAGAGCGTGGTTGACCCTCCAGACATAGCCCCCAAGGCAGATCGGTTTCTGCTAAGGGATAGATTAGAGATTCGATACGAATACGAATTAACCGCAAAGTTGCTTTAGCCCTTTGATCTTAAATTTTACTTTTTGAAGTAAAAGGGTTTAACGCACCTTAGATAAAAATATTTAAAAATATAATTTATCAATACACAAGGCGAGGCTTGCCGAGCCATAGGAGAGAAAAACATGAACCAAAAAGAAAGACTACTTGATTACTTAGGTGAACATAAAACGATTACAAGCATGGAAGCATTAAACGAGCTTGGAATTTATCGACTAGCCAGTCGAATTAGCAACCTAAAAAAAGAAGGATACCCAGTGACTAGCAGAATGATTCCTGTAAAGAACCGCTGGGGTGAAGTATGTCACGTCTCAGAGTATACGATGGGGGAAATAAAATGCTCTTAAATACCAAAGAAGATTGGCAGCCAGAAGAGGCAGACGTAATAGCATGGCAAAGAGCCTTCCCTTCTGTAGACGTACACCAAGAGCTTAGAGCGATGGAGTCTTGGTGTGATGCTAACCCTACTAAAAGAAAGACTAAATCAGGCATTAAAAGATTTGTTAATTCTTGGCTTACAAGATGTCAGGACAGGGGCGGCAGTTCTCCAATGGCCAGCAAGAAAGAAACAAGTCTGCGCTCGATGTCTCTTCTGGATCAGATAACCGATATCACATGGGTAGATGACATTATCGAAAAAGATGCTGCTAGGCAGTATTTCCTTAAAAAATATAACCATTGTTACGAGGGTTAATTAATGAGAAAAAGCAACGTAAAAAGATATGTAGAGTTTAAGGGCGAGCACCCAATGTTTGAAGA